GCCCGGAACTATGTTCCGAGATCCACTGCCCCCGGTTGGAGGCCACGGTTTGCTTCGACTTCTCGAAGCCGCCGTGGTTGGAGAGTGACATCTGGGATGCACTCGGCGTCAATTAGACGCGTGTGGTTCTTGAGGTAGGATATCGCTTTGTCGAACCTGCCGCGAGCCGCATGGGCATAGGCCACGGACCGCGCCTTGGCGCCCCAGCGCGCGCGCGACTCAGCAGATGCCAGGACCCCGCCGACTGTAGACTTCGCCGCAACATTATGGCGGCACGTGAGTCTCTTTCGGTGGTCCTTGAGCGTCGCTGACTTTGCGCGCGCGCGGAGGCGCCAGGCGCCGTTCAGATCGGCCATGCCATTGTCTCTGACGGCCAGAACAACCTGGAGGTCTGCGAGGCGAGCACGGGGCCCATTGGGCCGGGGCGGCGGTGCGTCCTTAAGCGCAGTGAGCCTGAGCTGCGTTTCCAGGCGTTCTTGCGCGGTTTTCCGCTTCGTTCTCAACGAAGTCGGACCGCCCTGAACAAATGCCTTGAACGTAACCTCATTGGCCCTGCCAAGACCGCCGCCGCCCTGGCTCAGGCGACCGGGGAGACGACGATGCAGCGCAACCCTGTGGAGCGTCCTCTTCGCGAGAGCGCGGACTGGTCCGAGGGTCTTCAAGAAGCCGGCCGGAATCCGACCCTCAGAGATTTCTCTGAGGCGATCCGATACCAGATGCCCCTTCAGACCCTCGATGGACTTTACGCCCGCGCACTCGCCCAGACGGTAGGTGCCTCTGCCGACGATGCTGGTCGAAATTCGCTCGCGTTCAAATGACGCGAGCGGACTTTCCCTGACCAGCCGTCCGCGATAGACCTTGCCGTCGAAAGACGCTTCCCGCTGCACGATCTGCTCACAGAAGACCCCGAGACGACCGCGGAATGACTTGTCGTAATTCACGACGATTCCAATGTCGGTGCACTCGACTTCATAGGCGTCGCACACGGTGGGACTCCAGCAGGCGACTAGGTCGTCCCCATTGACTGCAAAGTCATGGGACGTCCCGCCTGCTCGGGTGGCGCAGTAGTCATTGAGAATGCTCATGACAAACCACGACACCCCGAGTCCCATCAGCGCGCCACACGTGAGCGGAGCGGAGCGGCCGTCCGATGTCGACAGTTCCATGTGCCCGCACACGGCCGGCACTGCGTCTACCATCCACTCCGGCGCGCCCAAAGTGGCGAGCGCCCGAGTGACAATGATGGTCGCAGTGTCGGACCCGATGTGGTCTGTGGCCTTGGACCAGTCGCCCGAGTAGATTATCCTCCCATCGCCATCTCGCAGGGTGATGACTTCATTCCGAAGCATCGCCTTGTTTGTGCGGATGTTGCGAAGGCTCGAGATCAAGAAGCGGGTCATTGCGCGTGCAGCTAGGACGATGTGCGGCTCGTGAACCGTTGCCAGCCGAAGCTTTCCAGTCACTGACTGGAAGACTTCGAGCTTGGCCGAGCTCACCTGCCCGTCGTCCAATTGCTGTTTGCACCTGCGGCATGCCTCTTCGGCGACGATTGCCGGGGCTTGCGCGGCCGCGGTCATATTGACCGGCCGCGGCCAGGTGAACCTGTTTGGCCGTACCTCATTTCTGAGGGCGGCACTCATCCAGGCACCGGGCTGAGCCCTGCTGCACTCGTCGACGAGGCTGCGTAGCGTTGCAAGACGCCTTTCGACCCACTGAAGATACTCGCATAGCCTGAGGAACTCACTCGAATTCCATCGGACGAGCCCCTCCCGTTCGTATCCCCGGTCCCCATAGCCTGCGGGGCGCGGCCCGGTCATCCGTCTGAATAAGACGTCGGCCTCTGCGTACGCGTCGAGCTCGCGGTAGAGACGCTTCCGAACGAGGATCGTGATGGCAACATGCATCACCTTGAATCCCCGGAAGTCGTCCGTCTGCCGCATCCATTGCTCGACTGCGTGCTTTTGGCCGCCGTTCAGGACCGATGAACCCTGGCACGCCGTGCCCTGTGGCCCCGGCAGCGGAACGAAGGTGCGGACTTCCTCGTCAGTGACCTCTCGAATACCGATCCTCTTGCCACGATGGGCAACCACCTCGGTGAAGCGGAGGACGTCTCTTCGGCGATCGCTGTTAAGCACCTTCTTTGGTGCGGTCAGTCGATCAAATGCCGAATCGAGTGCCTCCTGCTTCTCTTGGTCGGTTGCCTCGTGGACCCATGATCGGTCGAGGCCACTGGCGACGATGAGAGCCTCAGGCTCTACGCCGCGCCCGAACGCCAACGCCGGATGCCGCCTTGTCCCCTTGTTGATGGGGGCAGGCTGCCCCGTGCACGCCAGATGGCGACGCTCATGGCACCAGGTCTTGATGAACCCGGCGCCGCCGCGCACCACGTCCCATAGGAGTTCAAGGAACTTCCTGACGATGGTCTGCGCCGGCGGCGACGGGTCCTCGATCCTGATGCGCCCATAAGCGAGCTCAAATGCGACACTTGTCTGATCGAAGCACTTCTTCAACTCGGCAAAATTGCTGAGTGGAGTGCTGATCCTGACGCCAGTCGCGAGCTCACTGCGGGCCCAACGAGCGAAGCCTACTCGCACCTCTCCTCCAACTCCAACCCCCCCAGGGGAAGTACCACCGCAACTCTTGCGACACTTCCCCTCCCGAGGCGCCAGCAGCTCGTCTAGCTGCCGGAGCCCTCGGAAGATCCGCGTAGAACGCGCAACACAGTTGCGGTTCATTACGCCTTCGACGAACCTGTCGAAGGAGCGGATCCCGGGTGCCCTTGCACCCGATGTCGGCCTGGTCTCACGTGAG